TGTATACACATTTACAGAGGATGATAGCGAATGAGTAAAATAAAAGAATGGATAGGCTACGACTATAAACCTATTGAGGACGCAGTTCCCTACATGATTCAGGAGCTAGTCGATCATGAAATGTACACTATGACACTAGACGAAGCAAAACAGCGGGTAGAGGACAGCGTCAGGGCCTATTATCACGCCCAAAGCACAGATTTAGTGATCCATAAACATAAAAAGGTATTTAGTAATGAGTAGATGCAAAGCGTGCGACCAGATATTGACTGAATATGAGATGAAAAAGAGAGACCCTGTAAATGTCAACCTTTTTCTTGACCTTTGTGGGACATGTTCACAACATTCCAATGAGGCACTATTCGACGGATCTGGAAATACTTTAGAATTAGATCCGAATAGTGTTGACAGTCTAGTCAATATGACTTATAATACTTAAGTAAGCAAAGGAAAAGTTTTAGAATAATCATTAAAGTTAAACACTAAGGGTACTTAAGTACCCAAATCAACCTAAAAGGTAATTGTTATGGCAGTAGTAGAAGGTAAGTTAGCGTTTGAGAACCTAGACACCCACGAAATGTATCAGGGTCAGTCCACAGGTAAATATTCCGTTGTGATTAGTCTCGAAGACCCAGCAGCGGATGACCTAGCGGCAAAAGGTGTCAAACTGCGAGAGTATGAAGGCACCAAGCAGCGGAAGTTTAGCACTAAGTACGACGTACCAGTGCTCGACGCAGAGGGTCAACCCTTCATGGGTAGGATTGGCAGAGGTTCAACTGTCAGGCTGTTGTGGGCTGAAGGTCAGCCACACCCAGTCCACGGCACATCCACCTACCTAAACAAGATCAAGGTCTTGGAAGTGGCGGAAGCTGAAGCTGGCGAGGACTTTTAATGATAGCGGAGTCCACATTTGTCCAACACGAGTCATGTCCATCATGTCACTCAAAGGATAACTTGGCTAGGTACTCCGATGGACACGCCGTCTGTTTCTCAGGCGGCTGTTCACACTACGAGAGAGGCGATGGCACAGTTACAAAGATTCACACACGACCAGCGAGGTCATTAGAAATGACAGGCGTAGTAGCAGCGATACCCGATAGACGTATCAATCAGGACACAGCACAACGCTATGGTGTCACGGTGGAATACGGTACTGATGGGACAATATCCAAGCACCACTACCCGTATCATGACAAAGACACGGGCAAAGCTACAGGCACCAAGGTGCGGATTGTAGAGAACAAATCATTTTACGCTACAGGAGGTTTCGATAATGCAGGGATGTTCGGCCAGCAGGCATTCAAGAGTGGCGGCAAGTACATTACGGTCACAGAAGGTGAGGCGGACGCAATGGCTGTCAACGAAATGTTCGACGGCAAATGGCCCGCAGTCAGCATCAGATCCGGTGCAGCAGGAGCAGCCAAAGACATCAAAGCCAACCTCGAATGGCTAGAGACCTTTGATAATGTCGTCATCTGTTTCGACAATGATAAAGCAGGGCAGGAGGCAGCGCGGTCGGTTTTAGACCTTTTCACCCCCAACAAGGCCAAGAACGTCACGTTGCCTATGAAGGACGCAGGCGACATGCTGAAGGCTCGCAAGGTAGCGGATTTTGTAAAGGAGTGGTGGAATGCTAAAGCTTATCGTCCTGATGGTATTATTGCGGGTAGCGATACTTGGGATTCGATTATTGAGCAGCAAAATGTACGGTCTATTCCGTATCCGTGGGAATGCCTCAACGAGTACACCCACGGCTTCAGAGAGAAAGAGCTCGTCACTATCACCAGTGGCTCAGGCATGGGTAAGTCGCAAATAGTCAGAGAGTTGGAGCATTACCTGTTAGGCGCTACGGAAGATAACATTGGTATTTTAGCACTGGAAGAGGATATTCCCAAGACGGCGCTAGGTATCATGTCAATCGAGGCCAACAAGCAGCTACACCTTGACAAGACAGTATCACAGGACGAGAAGAAAGGTTATTGGGACAGGACGTTAGGCTCAGGGCGTATCTACCTGTTTGACCATTGGGGCAGTACCAGCGAAGACAACCTGCTAGGACGCATCAGGTACATGGCTAAAGGCTTAGACTGCAAGTGGATCATTCTAGACCACCTTAGTATTGTAGTGTCGGATCAGGATAACGGAGACGAGCGTAAAGCCATCGACAGCATCATGACCAACCTACGCAAGCTGGTACAAGAGACAGGCGTTGGCTTGTTCTTAGTGTCACACCTACGCCGACCATCAGGTCAGAAGGCGCACGAGGACGGCGGTAAGATTAGTTTGGGAGAACTCAGAGGATCAGCGTCAATCGCGCAACTTAGCGACATAGTTATCGGTTTAGAGCGTGATCAGCAGCATCCAGATCCAGAAGTACGCAACACAACATGTGTAAGAGTGTTAAAAAACAGGTTCGTGGGGTTGACAGGGCCTGCCTGTTACCTGTATTATGATAAGGACTCAGGTAGAATGATTGAAACTGCCTGCCCTATATCGGATGACAGTAACGCGGAGTTTTAAATGCGGGAAATAGTATTTGACATTGAGACAAATGGCTTAGACCCTAGCAAGGTGTGGCTAGTATGGGCCTACGAGAGAGACACTAAAGAGTTTGTTCTGTTCTCCGGCAATACAGTCTCTACCTTTAGCCAGTACATAAAAGATATGGGAGAGTGCAAAGTAATAGGTCACAACATCATTGCATTTGACATACCTGTCTGCGAAAGGTTGTTAGGTACTGACTTTAGTAAGTGTGAAGTAGTAGATACATTAGTTATGTCACGGTTGTCACAGCCCTCAAGAGACGGTGGTCATTCCTTAGAGAGTTGGGGCGATAAGTTAAACTTTGCCAAAGGAGATTATGATGATTGGCTTAACTTTTCTCAAGCTATGGTGGACTATGGTAAGCAAGACGTTGCACTTAATGAACGTGTGTACCAGATACTGCTCAACGAGCTTACTGGTTTTGGAAGCGAATGCCTTGTACTTGAGCATCAAACACAGGCGATTATTGCAAGACAAATTAAACGAGGCTGGACGCTAGACCAAGAGAAGTCTTTTATATTGTTAGCAGAGTTAAAGGAGAAGAAGTATGAGTTGGAAGACAAAGTGCATGAGGTTTTCAAACCGTTACCGACATTTGTCAAACAAGTTACACCCAAGATTAAAAAGGATGGTACGCAGTCTGTTGTTGGACTCAAGTTTCTTGGCGACGACTGGGAGAAAGTACAAGGCTCGTTCAGCCGCATAGAGTTCCCCGTGTTCAACTTAGGATCACGACAGCAGATAGGTAGACATTTACAATACTACGGATGGAAGCCCGATAGTTTCACTGAGAAAGGACAGCCCATCGTTGACGAGGCAGTGCTACGCAAAGTGAAAGGAATACCGGAAGCAGCTTTGATTGGCGAGTACCTGATGATCCAAAAGCGTATCGCGCAGGTACAGAGCTGGTTAGACGCAGTACAGGATGACGGTAGAGTACATGGTTACGTAAATGCTAACGGCGCTGTAACGGGCCGTATGACACACTCAAGCCCAAACATGGGTCAAGTACCAGCAGTCTACTCGCCTTATGGCCGTGAATGTAGAGATGTCTGGACAGTGCCACAGGGTTACAAGCTAGTGGGTATGGATGCCAGTGGCTTAGAGTTACGCATGTTAGCTCACTACATGAACGATGAAGGATACACACATGAAATACTCAATGGAGATATTCACACGGCAAACCAGTTGGCTGCGGGCCTTGAAACTAGAGACCAAGCAAAGACTTTCATATACGCTTTCCTATATGGAGCAGGGGACGCAAAGATCGGAAGTATCACTGGCGGAACTGCAAAGGATGGTAAACGACTTAAGGAAAAGTTCCTTGGAAATACGCCAGCTCTTGGAAGACTACGAGAACGAGTTGGAGTGGCATCTGGAAGAGGCTATGTTCTTGGACTGGATAGAAGAAGGGTCGCTATACGATCAAGCCATGCGGCGTTAAACAGTTTACTCCAGTCAGCGGGCGCAATCATTATGAAGAAAGCCTTGTGTTTGCTTGACGAATATGCTACAATATGGGGTATAGATTATCACATTATAGGAAACATACATGATGAAATCCAGACAGAGGTCAGAGAAAAGGATGCAGAGGTTTTCGGAAGGCTCGCAACAAGCTGTGTCGAAGCAGCAGGACTTTTTTACAAGCTCAACTGCCCCCTTGCAGGAGACTACAAAGTTGGAAACAGTTGGGCAGACACTCACTGATTGTACTGAGTGTGGAGTAACCCTAACCGAACACAACTGGGCCTCTTCATTTGCTAAAAGAGGACAGCAAATATGTAAATCCTGTTTTAACACTAAGCATAACAAACAGAATGGCCCTAACAGAATGTGGGTAAACGGGAAGTACATACCTAAGTCTCATCCGTTGTACAAAGCAGGCAGATACAAGGGTTTTGAAGATGCAGCCTTTAGTTCCTTAGAGAACTACAAAGACAACCCACAGGGTCAGGTGTATATAATCACGAACCCTGCATGGAAAGGTTGGGTAAAGGTAGGGATGGCAGTGGACGCAATGGATAGAGCAGGTAACTACCAAACGTCCTCACCCTTCAGAGACTACACGTTGTTGCATACCTACGATGTAGACGACAGGAGAGCTGGAGAGTCGGCAGCACACGCAAGGTTGGCACAGGAGTGTGACAACATCAACGAGTGGTTTAGGTTACCAGCCGCTATAGCTAACGAAATGATATTGGAAGTGATACATGACTACTGAAAAAACAACGGATAATCTAGTAGACGACATTTACGCACTGATGGAAAGCAAGGATGCTGACCCGTCTGTAGATGTAGAGAAGGAGATAGAGAAGTTTGGGGAGGGTGTCAAAGCTCTAATGCGCACAGAGTTTGGTCGGAAGAAGCGAGAGGATAACCGCAAGCTACGCTTGTCGAATATTGGCCGCACTGACAAGTACCTCTGGAATCACTTTAACGGTACAGAGAAGGAAGAAATACAGCCACACACCTATGTCAAGTTTATGTATGGTCACTTGATTGAAGAGATGCTGATCTTCTTGACACGTATGGCAGGACACACAGTAACAAACGAACAGAAGGTGTGTAAGGTAAACGGTATTGTAGGCCATATGGATTGCTCTATTGACGGAGTAGTTACAGACGTTAAGTCAGCCAGTAGTTTTGGCTTTAAGAAGTTTAAAGATGGTTCATTGGCGTTTGACGACCCGTTTGGTTATATTGATCAGATAAAAGCATACGCTTACTCAGAGGGAGAGACTAAGTTTGGTTGGTTAGCAATGGACAAAGCAAACGGCCACTTGACTTACCTGAAGTATGACCTAGAAGACAAGCAGTCCCCTGTTTATAAAGTACTTAACACACCTATTACCGAAAGGATAGAACATGTAAAAAAGCTAGTAGAGCAGCCAGAACCAACGGAGTGGTGTACCCAACCAGTGCCAGACGGCAAATCAGGAAATACAAAGCTCTCTATTGGTTGCTCTTATTGTCAGTTCAAAGACCACTGTTATCCAAATTTAAGAGTCTTCAACTACGCTTACGGGCCAAAGTATTTAGTCAACGTAGTTAGCGAGCCACGGGTACGGGAGATTATTCTAGATGAAACAGGCTTTTAGGTCAGGACTAGAGAAGAACTTATCAGAGAAGCTAGACGGGCAGTACAAGTTTGAACCATATGGGCTGCCCTACACTACACACAGGAAGTACCTACCGGACTTCGTACATGAAGACAAGGCAGTACTGATTGAGTGTAAAGGATTCTTTAGAGTAGGCGACACACAGAAGTATACGGCTATTAGAGACTCAATGCCGGAGTGGGAGCTAGTGTTTGTGCTTAGTAACCCACACAAGAAGGTACGGAAGGGCGGTAAGATAACGATGGGTGAGTGGTGTGACAAGCAGGGCTTTAAGCACTACACTATAGACACAGCCAAGGAAATGACCAAGTACATTAAAAGGAAGAAAGTCTAATGGCCTATACATTTGAAGAGTACAGGGAGGCTTTTCTCAGAGACAGTGATGAAGTGCTTATCTTAGAGACACTCAATATAACAAGTGAAGACTTACTAAACGCTTTTGAAGACCGACTAATTAGGCATAGAGAAGAGGAATTAGAAGATGAGCATTAATAACGCAACAGCATCAGACTGGGATAGACTACGTAAACAATCACCAGCAATAGAAGAGCCTTTGATGCAGGTTTATCTTGACATGGCAGACGCAGAGCTTAATCCTTTTGACGACGCTGAAGAAGATGTAGTCAACAAGCCTAGCCACTACAACACTGGGTCAATAGAATGTATCGAAGGTA